TGATTTGTAAGAGTCGACCACCTGAAGCAGAAGACGTGTACTCTACAAAAATGTTGTAGTCCGCGGTTATTAGGGACTGTATGGTTTGCGACGGTTTAATAGAGACAGTCACATCTGTGGTTGTCGTCGATGTCGCCACCGTGGACGACCATGGATTGTCATTCGTGCCACCGAAAATAGTGAGGGGTCCCTTGAATATGATGGGTGAGGTTCCACCAGTCTTGTGACCACCCCCAACATCGAGGGTCAATACACTTATTTCCGTAGCATCTTCGACGAGATGCGCCGTAATCTTAGCAGAGAAGACGTCTGGGGAGAAGACAATATCAAGGGTTCCCTGAGTATCGGTCGTTCCAGCTGGTAATGTTCCCGAATAGGAGTATGTCTTCTTCGTGACCCCCGCAGTGTTTGTGATGAGACCCCCTGTGACATAGACATTGGCGGCGTGGACATTCGTGGAGACCCCGAGGCCACCCGCGATGGTCACGGCACCTGTTGTTCTGGAGATTGCATGCGTTGTGTCAGTCACACCAACACTTTCGAAAGTTGCGTCGGCGGCGTGTATACTCTTGACAACACCGAGACCACCCACAACTTGGAGGGCGCCTGTGGTCGTAGATGAGGCATCGGTGGCATCCCAAACCTTGGTGACACCCCCGACGTTCAGGTTTTCCTGGGTACTCACACCACCTGTGACCCGAAGGGCGCCTGTGGTTGTAGAATCTGAGGTTGTCGTGTCTAAAATAATGACACTATTGGAAACGACATCCTCGATGAAGACATTCTTACCATGGATATCTTCACTGACACCTAGGCCACCAGAAATTCTTACAGCACCCGTAGTCTTTGATGTAGCGTTAGTGGTGTCGAGGACGGCGACACTGTTGGACACCACATCCTCGATGAAGACATTCTTACCATGGATATTTTCGCTGACACCTAGGCCGCCAGAAATTCTCACGGCGCCCGTAGTCTTCGATGTAGCGTTGGTGGTGTCAAGGACGGCCACACTATTGGACACCACATCCTCAATGAAGACATTCCTACCATGGATGTCCCCAGTCACACCTAGGCCACCACCTGAAAGGATGAGGGCGCCTGTAGACTTTGAAGTGGCGTTCGTAGCGTTCGTGATGGTCGTGATACCTGCGGGAGTCATGGTGAGTCTCGCGTTTGTCCCCACGTCCGAGGCGTGGTTTGAGATGTTGAATGTGTCGTTGATGGAGTTGTCGATACCAACTGAGAAGGAATCGCCTCCGTTGACAGTGAAGGATGTTACCGGGTCTGCTGTAATTCCAGTGGCTTCGAGGGTGACCCGAGCATCGTTACCGTCACCGTTGATGTATATACCACCCGCACCGTTCGCCATCACATGTACAGGTCTGGTGGTTGTCACAGTACCCACACCCACATGAGAGGCTGCGTAGACATTTGTGGAGTGGATGTTTGAAGCCACACCCAAACCACCCAAAACCACGAGGGCGCCTCCACTCGTGGAAGCTGTATCTGTGGTATCTTGCACCCTCATGTCCCCATTGACATCGAGGTTTCGTAGGGGTGTCCCCTCGTTGATACCGACGTTGGAGGTACTCACATCCACGAAAAGGTTGGAGGCTCCACCCACAGTGAGGTCTCCACTGAGTAAGGATGTACCAACAACATTCATATTCTCTTCAACGATTAGGTCGTGACGCACCTCTACATTTCCATAGAAATCTAGGAGCATTCTGTGGTCAGCATCATCGAGATGAAGAATATGATTATCCGTAAAAGTGTTTTGTGTGTAGCTAATCGAAAACCTGTGTTCATCTGCGTGATAAATGAGGGCAACATTGGCATATTCGAGTGGGTCACCTTCTTGGTGTTCAATCATAAAACCACTATCCAACTGGGAAGCCGAGTTGTTCGCAGCGACACCGAATATGCGGTCAGAAATCGTCACGGAATCTGAATTAAGGATGGTGGTGTTACCACTCAATGTGATATTACCTAAGAATTCGGCTTCGGAAGCTGAAATCACGTATTTACCAGATGATTTTTCGATATATACTGGAGACTTTTCAAAGAAACCGTCACTATCGACCATGGGTAAATGTTTTTTTAGAGGATCCGTGAGGTCTGCGACCGAGATGTTTCCACCCACTATGGCATTTGAGGACGTCACAATACTCGTGGTCGAGTTTGTGAACGTCATGATATTCGATGTCGTGTTTCCAGCCGCGGAGACTTGTTCGAGAGTTTGGAGTTGGGTGAGGAGGTTTGAGGGTTCAATTTTTTTGAGGTCGTTGTTTTGGTCGTTGACGTACACATAGTTGATGTCCCCTTCATCGAGAACGATACGAGCGTTGGGGATGTCGTTGGAACGACCGATACCAGTGACGAAGATGGTTCCCGAAGTTGGGTGAGACCTTGTACAGACACCAATATTTTGGATGAGGTCTAGGTCGACACCATAGGGTTTCACATTGGAAAGGAGACCAGCATTCACGTTGCTCACATAGAGGGTATCACCTTCGAGGAAACCTGACGTGTCCATTTGATTCACTTTACCGTAGGCGACAGCGACACCCTGTTCACCCTGTGCGACCGAGGTATTATACACGATACCTATGGAAGGCATCGTATCTGCACTCGTCGCACTCGCGAGACCCACCTCGACAAGGTTTGCGTTATGGTGTCCCACGATGTATACACAGTTGCCTGAGTACAGGGTTGACCCACTATCGTTGTAAAAACGAATGTAGTTGTGAGCTGGATACTCATTTACCCAGTTTACACCGTCATAGACGAGGACATGGTCACTTCTCAGAGACTCATCAACGTCTGTGGTATTGATGCTCACGTTCGCCAGTTGATCCAGTTTCACTTCAACATTTGAGGTGAGGTCAGTAAGGATGGCAGTTGTGGGGTGATTAAGGGTGAGGGTACCATCAGTGGTTGTATTGGAACTCACATAGGCATTACCAGCCACATGAAAGTTGGATGTTGGGTTAACTGTCCCAATACCAACAGAATCTGTCGCAGCGTCCACATGGAGGGTATCCGTGTCCACCGTGAGGTCAGAACTGACATAGACGTTTCCAACAACATGAAGGTTGGCATGAGGGTTCACCGTTCCAAGTCCCACGGACTTGTCCCCCGCATCCACATGGAGGGTATCCGTGTCCACCGTGAGGTCAGAGCTGACGTAGGCATTTCCGACCACATGAAGGTTGGCATGAGGGTTCACCGTTCCAAGTCCCACGGACTTATCCCCTGCATCCACGTGGAGGGTATCCGTGTCCACCGTAAGGTCGGAGCTGACATAGACGTTTCCAATGACGTGTAGGTTGGCGTTGGGGTTCACCGTTCCAATACCAACGGAATCGGTCGCAGCATCCACATGGAGGGTATCAGTGTCCACAGTGAGGTCAGAAGACACATAAGCATTGCCAACGATGTGTAACTCCGCATCTGGCGTTTTGGTGTTGATACCTACATGGTCATTAGTGGAATCGACGTGAAGGGTGTCCCCGTCCACCGTGAGGTCGGAGCTAACGTACACATTACCCACGACGTGCAGGTTGGCGTTAGGATTCTTTGTTTCAATACCGACGGAATGGTTTGTAGCATCTACGTGAAATGTATCGTTATCCACAGTAAAGTCACTCGCTACATATACATTACCGACAATGTGAAGTTCGGCATCGGGTGTTTTTGTTTTGATACCGATGCGCTCAGTGGAAGCCTCAACGTGGAGGGTATTCGTGGCGACGGTGAGGTCATCAGACACATACGCATTACCAACGACGTGAAGTTTGGCGTCGGGGTTCTTGGTCTCAATACCAACTTTCTGGTTCACAGCGTCCACGTGGAATGTATCATTATCCACAGTCAAGTTTGAGGACACATACGCATTACCAACGACATGAAGTTTGGCGTCGGGGTTCTTGGTCTCAATACCCACTCGTTGGTTCACCGCATCCACGTGGAATGTATCATTGTCCACCGTCAAGTTTGAGGACACGTACGCATTCCCCACAACGTGGAGTTCCGCATCAGGGCTTGTGGTCTTCACACCAACTTTATCAGTAGCGGCGTTAACATGGAGAGTATTTGTGTCAATTGTTAAGTCACCATCGACGGTCAGGTTCGATGAGACATACGCATTCCCCACAACATGGAGTTCTACTTGAGGATTCGTGGTTTTTATACCAACCCTATCGGACACCGAGTCGACGTAGAGAGTATCCGTGTCCACTGTTAGGTCGCCAGTGACATTCGTGTTTCCAGAGACGACCAGGATATTTGAGCCGAACTCATCTACGTACAAATTCGAACCAACATCGAGGGTATGCATAGGGTCAGTGTTCAACACACCGACATTGGCTTCAGTATAGAGGCGACCATACACATGAACATTGATATCTTGGGAGGTGAGGGGTGTGATGGTAGCGTTGTCGGCACTGCTTTGAGTGTATGCCAAAACAATCTCTTCGGAGCTTTCCAAAAATCCAACGGTGATATTCGAAGTAGGTCGAGACATGATAAGTCCCAAGTCCAAAGTCGAATCTCCAGACACATTGTTTCTTCCGAGTTCTATGATGCCATCATCAACTGTGAGATTCTGACTCGAGATGGTGGTGACACCCCCAGATACGACAAGATTTCCGTCGATGGAGACACCACCAGCCACGACGAGGACATTCGCTCCCGTGTCACTCACGTAGAGGTTAGAACCAACACTCAGGGAGTGGAGAGGTTGTGTGTTTGCGATACCCACATTTCCATTGGTCACGAGACTTGTATTGAAATTTGTAAACTGCAAGACGTTCGAAGATGTGTTACCACGGTCAGATGTAGCTTGGAATGACTGACCACCGACAAGGGCGTTAGCACTTTCACCAGATTCTGACAACTCACCCGTCTCGCGATTGTACATCATTAGTACGATGTTCGGGTCAATAATATCATTCCTAAACCTCACAGGTGACATGTAGATACTTCCACTGTTTGGGGTAGTCACCAGTGTGTTACTGGCGTTAAAAATGATCGTATTTTCAGCCTGAACATCGGAGTCGGGTACATTTCTACCAAACCGAATTTTGGTAGACCGCTCAATCGTAGGTATGTTCTTGACCATTTACTATAGCATGGTATTTTAATTCGCGTACAGGAGACCCGCCATACCATTCTCGATACGGAGGATGTTGTAGTTGACTGCATATATAGGGTCATTGATGGACATACTCTCACTCATGATTTTGACAGAGTCTAAACGACTAAAATTGAGGGTGCCTGTGGGTTGGAGGGAGCTTGTGGAGAGACAGAAGCAATACAGGAAGAAATCAGGGGAAGTCACGAAGTTTGTGTGGTAATAGTTTGTCACATCGATGAAGTGAGGTTTACCCCATCTGTAATTACTGACATCGAGGCCGTTGATATTGAGCTTGACTTTATTGGCAGGGGACGTGAGGGCGCCATCCACAGTCGTGTCCGAAGACGCGAGATATTTCACGGGGTGGTTGAAGGTGAGTTCTTGGGTCAATGCACGCGAAGCGATGTTTTTCTGAACTTGGGTGATGAGAAGGTCATGTTTACGCGCCGCGATGTTACCACGCTCCTCATTATCGAGATAGTAATAGTTGGCGTAGCACTCTACGTTGTAGTTTGAAGCGGCTGTCGCCCAATGGATGCGAATTTCAACGTTGTGATAGTTTAGGGCTACGAGGGGGAGTGCGCATTGAGGACCTTCACAAAAGAAGAAACGGAGGGGGTAAAAGTATGAGCGAGCGCTGACACCAGGGTGTGTACCTATAGCACTCTTTGACACGTTTTGTGCAAAGGTGTCGATGGCAATTTTCTCTGTGAAAATGGCATCTTGACTATCGATGAGGGAACCCCCGATGTAGAGTTCTACCTTATCGATGATGGTGTCCCAACGCTGAATATCGAGAGCTTGGGTCATGTCATCTAGAGTAAAATAGACATAGCCGAGAAGGTCGCCAGCGCGCTCGAATTGAACACTGGACATTGAATTGTTTTTCACCGCTCCATGGATTGTTTGCTTTTCGATGGATTGTGAAAAATTAGCATGCCTTTTGAATGTTGAACTGAAGAACGAAATTTCAGGGTTGCCCATGATATATTCATCCTGGGCGCCTATCGCAATCAATTGAACAATGCCTGCAGACATGGTAATACTACTTTAAATGGAGAAAATTACAAATTGGGTTTTCTACACACGAAACGAATGACGAGAAAGTTTTTGTCACTAGCACTCGCTCTCTCGATGGTGAGGCCGTCCTCGTTGCGAATAGTCACACTGAGACGGTCGATACGACGGATGGGGTCAATATATTGGGTCACAACGGGGTAGTTGTCTTTGAAAGTCACAGTGGTACTTTCATCCTTGACCAGACTCGCGAAAGAGTTACGAAGAACACTCAGGGGTGCCTGTCCCTCGTAGACATTAGAAGCACGGTCGGTGAAGATGGAGTCGAGTTGCTCGATAGAGACGTAACAATGCTCAGTGTCCGCGGTCGTGTTGATACGCGCCGCGAGGAGCCTGGCCTGTACAACATTCTTTACGGGCTGACTCAAGTAACACGTGAACGTGTTAGCGCTATCCTGTCCTATCGTGTCCACTGTGATAGTGTGATACTCATAGTTGAGGTCGGGAATGGTATCCGTTGGCGAAGTGATGAGAGCCATTTCTATTAGCTCAGATTAAAGATCCGCCGATTCCCTCCTCAATTTCATAGCCCGCAAGGTCGGAGACGAGACCTTGGGCGCCACAGAGACCACCTGGGGTGAGGCTCTTGGTGTAGGCGCTACCATCCTTGTAACCAGGGGTACACTCAACCTTGTTCTCGAGGTCGAAGATGGACTTCTCACTGACAGTCTTAATCTTGATTGGCCTGGGTTGGTACTTGCTCGCGGGTCCACGAGTCATGGCCAGGACGCAGATGATCATCAACAGAACGGTGATGGACATGAGGGCATTACGGTCAGCCTTGTTAAACTTGAACATTTACTATAGGTTTATATTTTTTTAAAGTGCGTTAAAGGTATTTTTTTAGTTTCCATATAGAGAGTAGATGGACGAGGAAATCGTACTCGACCGTGGA